GTGCGCTTGCTTCAGGCGTGGCGCGGCGGCCGGTGATGGTCGCGGCCCATCTGAATGGGGACACGTTGGGGGCGTCCATCAGCAAGGGGCCGGTGGCTCTGGTGACGGTGGCGGGCGAAACGGACTATTCCACGGCAATCCATGAGGGGCTTCACCTGCGGATTGACTCGTCGGCCGCGATGGAGTCCGTCAACCGCTCCCTGAAGCGGGGCGCGGCGTCCAAGGAGCGGGCTGCTCTCGTACGGCAGGCCGCTCAGTGGGTGGAGGATGTTTGCCTGTTTCATCCGTCGGTGGGCTTGCCGACCTGGCGATGGCATGAGTGGGTTGCGTACATCTGCGAAGCGTGTCTGGTCGTCGGTGGCCTGAAGGGGTATCTCCTCAAGGTCATAGTGGCGGGCGTGGCACGCTCGAAGGGCTACGCGGTGCCCCCGGTCGCCTATCTGGCGATTCAGGGGTCGATGGTCGAAGGGCGGGCGATGCTGGAGAACGCTGCCGACTTTGAGGCGTGGGGTCTGAAGGTCGCTCGGGCTATCACGCGGGGGCGTCTGCCGTCTCCGCGTTCGCGGGCCGCGCTGATTCTGGCGTGTCCGAGGGCGGCTGTGACGGGCGGCGGCGGTGGCGGTGGCGGTAAGGTCAAGGTCGAAGCCCTCGAGGTCGGAGGGCCTGCGTACAACGACGGGGACGGCGGCGGCGAGATTACGGAGGGCAAGCAGCAGGAGAAGCCTGCGGGCGTGTGTGACACGTCCTACCGGGGGACGGGGGTCCAGATCGCGCAAGGGTGGACGGAGGTGGAGGCCAACCTCGACCTTTCCAGAGTGGAGGACTTGCGGCGCTGGGTTGGGGGCCGTGAGCTGATGGTCTATCCGACCCCCGCTATCGTGAGGGGCGAGCGGGAAGGCGTGGAACGCTACAGGTGGTACGGTGGCCTACGGGGCCCCTCTCTCGCTATCTACGGCAAGGGCTGCGTAATGGCGCCACCTGACGAGGTTCGGCGTCTACTCGGAGAGGCGGCAAAGGTCAAGGTTCGCGGCCGTGACTCGTCAGCGAGGTGGTCGCGGTCGGGGTCGTCTCTGTCGGTGGAGCGTCTCATCGAAGAGGGACCGGCGCGATGTTTCGACCGTGACGGGTCCGACCGTGGGCTGGAGCGTCTGCCGTCGTGCGCTGTGTTGCTGGACCTTTCAGGGTCCATGCGGCAGGGCATCATCGGAACGCGTGACCGCAAATCTTCCATGGCCTGTGCGGCGGGGATGATGATAGAGCGGGGCGCGGGTCGCGGTCGGTGTCTCTGGTTCGGCCATACGACGACGCTAACCGGGCGCGGCGAGCGGTCGGTAGTCTATGAGCTGGACAGTCCCGCAAGCCTTCAGCGCATGTCCGAATGGATGATGGCGAACAACTCCGACGGGCATGCGATTGAGGCTGTCGTCGATCGGTGCGTCGTCAAGGGTCTTGAGCGTGTCGTTATGGTCTGCGACGGTCAGCCGGCCTGCAACGGGTGGAGGGAGTCCCGGGCGAAGGGTCCGGTGGACTTCACGCGGTGGGCCGTGCGCCATGCCAAGGCGTGCGGTGTAGAGGTTAGGTGCATCATGCTCGGCGTCTCCGCGACTCAGGCTCCAGCGGGCTATGAGGACGTCGAATATCGGGCCGTGCCTCACGGCGGTGTCTCCGATCTGGTCGCGGCGCTTGAATGGGCGGTGGGGCCATGACGACGGGAGGCCGATGGCTGATTCGGGGTGCTGCCGTGGCGTGGTTCTCGGCCTTGCTCGCGGGCGTCGTCGCCTACCTGAGGCGGTGCGGCGGGCCGTGACAGGCCGCTAACGTAGGCTCGGCCTGCGGCCGGACCGTCCGCGCCACTAGAGGGCGCGGGGTCCGGCCGCGGCTCTTGCTCGAGGTCGCGGCCCACGCTACTCGGTCACGCGCCAACGGCTCCCGTTGGGGCGCAAAACGGCCTCAGGTGCCGCGTAATGATGGGGGGACCACAGGGGGGGCGCTATCTTTTCGCTAACAATGCTTTTTCTTTGTCGGCTTCTCTTTAGGCTACCTTTCCTTTTTGTCTCCGTCTCCTGCTTTCCCTGTCGTTAGATGAGTCTCCGTCTCTACGGTCTGCCTTCTCTACCACTCAACCTCTGTCTCCCGCTCTTCCTGCCGTCGGAGTCACCAAGTCCCCCTTGCTGAGGGCTCCGCTCTGGCCTCTAACACCTAGAAACCCTCCCCCCTCTCCAGCCGGGTGTCCCAGAGGCTTGACCCGCAAAGCGGGAAATGAATCTTAGCCCATAGCGAGAAAGTTCTTGAGTGGGGTGGTGTGGGTGGTAGGAGGGTATGCGTATGGGGCGGCGCAAGGTGAAGCGGGGGCAGGTGGATGGGGGTGTTGAGCGCGGGGTTGTATTGGCGGAGGTGGTGGGGTGGTTGGAGGTGGTGCGGCGGGCTCAGGAGTTATGTCCGTTGGGGTTTTACCGGCCGCACAGGAAGCAGGGGCCTGCTCATTTGGCGAAGCAGGCTATTCGGGTGGTGCAGGGTGGGAACAGGAGTGGGAAGACGCATTGGGGTGTGGCGGAGGACATCGCGCACGCGATAGGGAAGCGGATTTGGATGGAGCCGGGGAGTGAGGGGTACGAGGTGGGCGTGCGGGTGCCGAATGTGGGGCGTGTGTTGGGGGAGGATTATCCGATAGCGGTGAGTCAGGTGTTGGTGCCGAAGGTGAAGGAGATGGCGCCGAAGCGGGGGAATGGTGACGGGTTTCCGTGGATTGTGCAGGAGAAGCGGAATCAGGCGGGGATGACGACGGAGATTGTGTGGAGCAATGGGAGTCGGATGCAGTTCTTGGTGTACGCGCAGGAGGTGAAGCAGCATGAGGGTCAGGCGGTGGACTGGTTGCACTTTGACGAGCCGCCGCCGCGGGCTCATTACATGGCGAATCGTCGTGGGTTGGTGGACAGGGGAGGTCGGTTGTGGGTGACGATGACGCCGGTGGATGATGCGTGGATGTTCGAGGAGTTGTGGGAGAGGAGTTTCCAGGAGCCGGAGCGGATCTGGGTGACGGTGATGGAGACGTGGGACAACTTGGTGGAGCATGGGGGCGGGTTGTCGCGGAGGCAGGTGGAGGAGTTCGAGAGGGATTTGACGCCGGAGGAGCGGGAGTCGCGGTTGCGGGGGAACTACCGGCAGTTATCGGGGCGGGTGTTCAAGTTGTTTCGGCGGACGGAGCCGTGGGTGATGGAGAGTCCGGTGGATGTGGGTCGGTGGCGGGAGAGGACGGAGGGGTGGCCGCGGGTGATGGCGATAGACCCGCACCCGCAGAAGCCGGTGTCGTGTTTGTGGTGGGTGGTGGATCCGATGGGGCGGAAGGTGGCGTATGACGAGTTGGAGGATGCGTCGCTGGTGACGGTGGCGGACGTGGCGGAGGCGATACACGCGAAGGAGCGGGAGTGGGGGGTGGTGTGTGATCGGTTGATCGACACGTCGGCTCATGCTCGGGAGCGGTCGAGTGGGGGGACGTTGGCGGACGCGTTTCGGGAGTACGGGGTGGAGACGCGGGGGGTGGCGAAGGGGGACAAGGCGCACAGGTTTTCGTTGTTGCACCAGATGTTCCGGCCGGACCCGATGACGGGGGTGCCGGAGTTGATTGTGATGGATCGGTGTGGGGGGTTCATCCGGGAGTTGCTGTATCTGACGTGGGAGCGGTCGAAGATGGGGAGCGGGTTGCCGTCGCCGGGCCGGTTGCGGAGGGGGAAGGACGACCTGGTGGATTGCGCGATGTATTTGGCGGCGTCGGAGCCGACGTTTGACATGGCGCGGGCCCCGGTGGAGCGGGAGCGGGTGATGTCCGTGGAATCGGAGTGGGCGCAGGGCCGTGGTTTGTGGGGTGGGTACTGATGGCTCGGGTGATCCGGTTGCCGGGGGACGAGGAAGAGCGGTTGGTGGTGAACGCTCTGACGAACCTTCAGAACGACAGGTCGGACAGGGGCAGCAAGATTGACGCGATTCAGGCGTTCGTGCGGTTGTACGAGGGGTTCACGGAGAGGAAGGATGATCCGTGGCCGAACGCGTCGAACTTCCACATGCCGTTGGTGCGGTCGCACACGTTGACGATTCACCCGAGGCTGATGCAGGCGGTGTTCGGGGTGAGTCCGGCGTGCAACGTGTTGCCGGTGGGTGTGGAGGACATGGAGAGTGCGCGGCGGGTGGAGCGGTTCATGGACTGGAGTTTCGTGAACGAGATTGGCGCGTACTCGAAGATGGACGAGTTCCTGCTGAGTGCGATCCAGGACGGGACGGCGGTGTGTTTCCAGCCGTGGCGGAGGGATGTGCGGAGGTCGAGTTTCTCGCGGACGATAGAGAAGTACGTGGAGGGGACGGAGGGGCGGCAGGAGAAGGGGGACGAGGAGATCCTGCGGGAGGTGTTGGGGATTGTAGACGGGGGGAACGTGGAGGTGTTGCAGGTCCGGCCGCGTCGCTGGGGGTATGCGGTGACGTTGCTGGTGGGGGGCAGGCCGGACGAGGTGCAGGTGCGGATCGAGCGTGAGACGGAGAATCTGTTGGAGATCGAGGTGGAGATGGAGCGCGAGGAGGTGTTCTACGACGCTCCGGATCTGGTGACGGTTCCGATAGACGACTTCTACGTGCCGGGGAACGCGCCGCGGGATCTTCAGCGGGCGCACCACATCCTGTACCGGCGGTCGTTGTCCATGGACGGGATGATGCGGGGGTGGAAGAACGGGTTGTTCCCGTTGCTGACGAAGGACGAGGTGGACGAGTACCGGCAGGAGTGGTCCACCCGGGCGGGGCAGGAGCCGCAGCGTGGGACGTGGGATGAGCGCGGGGTGAGGGATCAGGAGGAGCAGTCCACGGGGGTGGATTCGCTGCGGTCGCAGCAATGGGACTTCGAGGTGTTGGATTTCTACCGGCGCTGGGACATTGATGGGGACGGGTACGAGGAGGAGATCATCGCCTTCGTAGAGCGCCGGAGCGAGAAGTTGCTGGGGGTGCACCGGCTGGAGCAGGTGTTTGCGGCCGGGAGGCGGCCGTTCGGGGCGTTCCAGTTGATTCCCCGGCGCGGGTCGTTCTGGGGGATCGGGGTGCCGGAGTTGCTGGCGCCGGTGAACGTGGCGTTGAACACGCGGTTCAACCAGAAGGTGGACCGGGACACGATCACGAACATCCCGTTCGGGTTTTTCGAGCCCCGCAGCGGCCTGAAGGGTGAGGCGATCCGCGTGACGCCGGGGAAGATGATCCCCGTCAACTCGACGCAGGGGATCCTGTTCCCGACGTTCGCGCAGAGGGACATGACGGGGATCCAGGACATCAACATGCTGATGGCGTTCGCGGAGGGGTTGTCGCCGGTGAACGACATGGTGCAGGGGCGGAGCCCGTCGAGGCCGAACGCTCCAAGGACGTATGGGGCGACGGTGGCGCTGTTGCAGGAGGCCGGGGTGCGGTATCAGCACATGATAGACCGGCTGAAGAACGGGGTCTTGCGGGACATCTTCGAGCAGAACTTCGCGTTGTACGGGCAGCACCTTCCTCCGACGAAGGAGTTTCGGATCACGGGGTCGCAGACGATCACGTCCATCCCGAAGGAGGACTTCCGCAGGCGGTACGACTTCGTGTTCACGGCGAACAGTCTGAACACGAACCGGCTGATGGCGCGGCAGGAGGACGTGACGCTCTACACGCTGATGCGGTCGGACCCGGTCGTGTTGCAGACGCCGCGGTTGCAGTTGGAGTTGACGCGGATGGCCCTGCGGGCGTTCCAGCGGGAGAGGCTGGAGGAGGTTCTGCCGAGCCCGGAGGAGTTGGAGGCGGCGCAGCCGATGAGCCCGGAGAGGGAGGAGTTGCTGATCCTTCAGGGTGTGAAGGTTCTGCCGACTCCGAACCAGGACCACGCGGCGCACCTGGAGCATCACGTGAACTTCCTGAAGACGACCCCGATCCCGCCCGAGTGTGTGGCGAACATGGTGGACCTCATCAAGGCCCATGAGGCGATGGCCGCGATGCAGGCCAGCCAGCCGCAGCCGATGATTCCGTCGGCGCCGGGGTTCGGGGAGCCGAGACAGCAGCCGATGGCCCCGCTACCCGGCGGTGGGGCCGCAACGCCCCCGATGCCTGGGCCACCGGCTGGAGCGCCGGGCCCGGCCGGGGTGTCTGGACAGCCGGCAGTGGGCACGTAGGAGGGCGCGATGGGAAAGAACGCACCGGAGTTGAGGCCGCCTGAGAGTCTGACTCCATGGGCTCCGGCCGGGGCGAGTACCTACGACCTGGCGCGGGACATGGCTGAGGGGGAGTACCTCCAGGCGCAGGCGAGTCCCGCGGTGTCTCTATGGCTGAGGGCGGTCACGGAGGCCATTCTGGACACCCGGCACATGATCCTTCATGAGGAAGGGATGACGTTCGACAGGTACCAGCATCTGGTGGGGTTCCTGTCGGGTCTGGAGACGGTGCTGTGGTACTGGCAGCACCTGTTGGAGATCGCCAAGCAGCCGGATGAGGAGGTCACGTGATGGTCCACCGTCCGCCGTCGTTGAAGAAGGAGAAGTCGGAGCGGCAGTTCCGGTTCCTGATGTCGGGGGGGTCGCCCCTGACGGCGAACCAGAAGGAGAAGATGGTCTCTGAGCGCCGGAAGGGGACGCTCAAGATCAAGGGCAAGCCGAAGAAGTCACCCAAGGGCAGGAAGGCCGCGTAGCCGCCGAAGGGCGCGAAGAAGGGAAGGACGGCTCATGGACAAGGAGAAGGACCCGAAGGCCAAGGGTGGGGACCAGGAGGAACTCGACTTCGAGGGGGACGAGGAACTCGACGACGACGACATCCCCGAGAACGAAGACGAGTCCGCTGAGAGCGATGAGGGGGAGGAGGACGACGAGGAGGAGGAAGAGGACGAGGACGACTCCGGCGGGGACGGGGACATCGAGAGCAGGCTGAGGGACCTCTCGGCGAAGGTCGAGATGCTTTCCAGCAACAACCAGCAACTCCAGAACCTTCTCGCCGCGGCGCTCCAGAGGCAGGGGGACCCCGATGGCGGGCCCGCCCGGGAGTCCGTCCCTGTCGAGAAGATCGAGCAGTTGATCGAGGAGGGGAAGACGGCTGAGGCGGTGCGGATCTTGGCGCGGCAGGAGGCTCAGGCGGCCGCCGACGAACTGAGGGCCCAGTACGGCGCCGATCAGCGGGTCGTCCAGAGGGCCCAGCGGTACGCCGAGGTGGCCAGGGCGGAGTTCCCGGACCTCCGCAACCCGGCCTCCGACTTCTACGCGGCCACGGAGGCCGAGTGGAACCGCCTGAACGCCTCCGACCCGACGAACCCGGCCAACGTGCTTCTGGCCGCCTACCGGGCCGCCCAGAAGTCCGGCGCACGCCCGAAGGGCGAGAAGAAGGAGGGCAACCTGAAGGCCGCGCTGAAGAGGGCCAAGGAGGAGCGCCGCCGCAAGCGCGATCCCCGTCCGGCCCGCGAGTCCATGCTGTCGGGGTCCGACTCCCAGCGCAGCCGCGATGCGGCCCGCTTGGGGCTCTCCAGGAAGGAACTCGCCTTGGCTGAGGACTACGGGATCACCGACAGGAAGGAACTCGCCCAACTGGCGAAGGCGAAGGAGCACTACGCCTCGCGGAGGTACAAGACCAATGACTGACATCGTCCGGGACTACACAAGCAGGATCCCGCTCCACCACCCGGAGTGGGCCGAGATGCACCCCGACAAGGAGTTTCGATGGCTGAACGAGGCCCAGCGCAAGGACATGGCGATGGGCCTCGAGGACTACACGCCGGTCACACGGCAGCAGGCGGAAGAGATGGGGCTCATCGAAAAAGGGTCCGACGCTCTCGGGCCGAGCCCCGACAGCATCCTCCGGGAACGGGAGATGATTCTCGTCATGCGCCCGATAGAGCGAGCCAGGGCGCAGGAAGCCGCCGAACTGTCGGTTCACAGGGAACAGATGGCCCACATCTTGGGCCAGAGTTCCGACATGCAAGCCTCCGCCGACAGGACGAACGAGGCCATCCCGGGCGCCGAAGCGCGAGTCATCGGCTCGGTCGCCATCACCGGGGTGGCTGAGGAGCACATGAGGGCGGCGGCACCAGCACCCCGAAGGCGCGGAAGACCTCCGGGATCAGGAAAGAAGCCCGCCCCCATGTTCTCGGGGTCGGAAGAAGAGTGAATCAAGGGAAGGAGTAAGACGACATGGCAAACACAGACTTCGCCTACGGCCTTCGTCCGTGGTCGGGGGACGGTGCCCCTCCGCGGGTCACGTCGTATGACCTCGCGGCGGCCAACACCGTCATCGCTCAGAACTCGCTGGTCCTCCGCAACGAACTCGGGTACGCGGACGCCTCCACGGCCGTCGCGCCGCCCGACGGCGCGATCTTGGGCGTCGCTGCGGAGTACAAGGCCGCGAACTCTGGGGGAACGATCAAGGTCTACGACGACCCGAAGCAGAAGTACCTCATCCAGGCTGAGGGGACCGTCGCCCAGACCCACATCGGGACCTGGTGCAACCTGAAGACGGCGACGGGCCTCGACGCAACGACGAAGTGGTCCACCATCGAGATCGACCAGGCTACCTACTCCAACACCAAGCCGTCGCTGCTCTTCATCGAGGCTCTGTCCCCGGAGGTCGGCAACGCTCTCGGTGCCAACGCGGACGTGATCGTCACGATCAACCCGCAGAAGTTCGCCAAGACGCAGAGCCAGATCACCACGGTCTCCTTCGCCGACCCCTACGCGACCACGAACGTCGTCACCAGGAACTTCTGGACGGCGCCGCGGCCGATGCGGGTCGTCGGCATCCGGGCCTTCGTGAGCGCCGCGGCCGCAACGGCCACGACCCACACGCTCGCCCTGGAGAAGTGCACGGGAACGGCGGCCCCGGGCGGTGGGACGACCCTCATGACCGGGACCATCAACCTTCTGACCATCGTGGCGAACACCGTCACGGCGGCGACCCTCACGGCCACGGCGGCCGACCTTCTCCTGGCGACGGGGGATCGTCTCGGCCAAGTCATCGCCACGTCGGGCTCGCCTGTCACGGCCCTGGCGGGCATGGTCGTTCACGTTGACATGGTGCCGTGGTGACGGCGAGGAGGAACTGAGGAATGTCCACGCTCTATCGCAGCGATCTCGCAGACCTCTACGCGAGCCGCCTGCCCTACATCGACCACATCATCGGCAAGATCATCAAGGAGTGGCCGGAGGAGTACAGCCGGTACTGCCGCGTGAAGTCGAGCCGACGGATGACGGAGCAGACGACAGGCGTGTCGGGGTTCGGCTATCTGTCCACGAAGAACGAAGGGTCTTCGGTCACGCTCGACAAGGTGACGGCCCTTCCGTCGCGCAACTACACCCACGTCACCTACGCTCTCGGGTACGAGGTGAGCATGGAGGCCGCCGAAGACGATCTCGACGCCTCCATCCAGCGCCTGGCCCCGGCCCTGGCCTTCTCTTCGAGGGCCACGGTCGAGCGCGTGACCATCGACAACCTCAACAACGGGTTCACCACCGCAACCGCGAACCCAAGGGGTGAGGCCCTGTTCTCGACGACCCATGCCTCCGTGGCGGCCGGGTCGCTCTCGAACTACCTCTCGCCGACGGCGGAACTCGGTGTCACATCCATGCAGTCCGTCCTCACGCTCCTGGAGGACACGAAGAACGAGCGGGGGCTCCCGATGATGATGCTGGGGCGCACCCTGTTCGTTCCGACGGCTCTCGCGTGGAGCGCGGAGCGCCTCTTGGCGAGCCCCGACCATCCCGAGACCGCGGACCGGGCCGTCAACCCGCTCCGCCGGAACCGGATGCAGTACGTCGTGCTCCACTACCTCTCCTCGACGACCCATTGGTTCGTCCAGGCCGAGAAGGAGCAGACGGAGATGTGGTTCTACTGGAGGAAGCCGTTCACGACCGCCCACGACACGGACAGCCGGACCCTCACGGGCCTGACGACCATCGTGGGACGGTTCTCGTCCGGGTGGAGCGACTGGCGGGGGTGGGCGGCCAGTTAGTAGGAGAGCGGTCGGGGGTGGGCGCCCCCCGGCTCGGCTCCCTTGGAGGGAAGAGTGAACACGCATCTGAAGGGCCCGCTTGTGCGGGAGAACTCGACCTACGACTACGAGAACCCGGGGGCGTTCTACACAACCGTCTGCATGAGCCCGACCAACATGTGGGTGGACGGGATGGTTCTGTTCACGGCCCCGTTCGCCTGCACGCTGAAGCGCCTCACGCTACGGTGTGTCACGGCGGCGGCTGCGACCGGGAAGACCGTCATGTTCGAGAAGTGTGGTTCTGGGACGGCGGCCGGGTCTGGCTCGGATCTGCTGGCGGTGAACCTGAACCTGGAGAGCGGCATCACGGCCAACACGAACGCCACGCCGACGCTGACAACCACCTCGGCCTCCCTGTCGTTTGCGGCCGGTGACTCCGTGGTCGTCAACCTCATCAGCGGGGCGCAACCGCCAGGCGTCGGGTCCGTGACCATGTGTTTCGTTCCGGCCTAAGGGTCGGTGCGGTAAACCCCGGATGGGGCGGCGGGCGTTGATGGGACCCGTCTGCCGCCCCAGCCGGATGGAGGAAGGATGAAGACGATTCTCGCCGTCCTCGCGGCGGCCGCGCTCCTGCTGCCCCTTCCTGCGTGGGCGGTCGGGATCCACTACGGCATCGAAGACATCGCCAACTGGGTGGAACAGCCAGACGAGTTCTGTGTCGTCAACCTCTCGGGGACCACGGACACGTACATCCAGGCCAGGGCCGGTCTGGACTGTTCGGGTGACACCCTGAACATCGCGGCGTTCCACATCATCAACGACGCGACGAGTTCTGGGCCGTTCTCGCTCCACTTCTGGGGCATCACGGCCAACGCCGACTCGACGAACGCCTTTCCTCTCTATCCGGGTGATTCCATCAGCCTGCCGCTTCGGCTCTGGAAGATCCGGGTGGACTACACGCTTCCGGCTACGGGTAGGGCCATCATCTACTCGACACCGAGGTTCTGATGAAACGGTCGAAGAAGTTCTGGCGCGCGGTCTACGCGCTCCTGGCCGTGGGCTTGGTGGCGATCCTGTTCGTGCTGGTCTTCCTCATGATCTCTGAAGTCCCGGATGCCGATGCCCAGACGGACGGGATGGGGCGGAACTGGGTGGCCGACGGGTACACGATCCGCGTGGCCGTCCGGGACTCGCTCCCCGACGCCCTCTTCGACAGCACCTACATGAAGATGGCGTGGATCAAGGGGAACGCAACGACGAGCAACTTCGCGGACCCGGACACGTTCCTTCTCGGATACTTGGGCGGAGCAGGGCGGCACCGCGCCCTGGTCTGGTTTGACATCGCCCACATCGTCCCCGCCGATGAAGAGATCGTCCACGCGATCTACCGGCTGACTACAAAGAGCACCGTAGGCACTGGTGGGTGGGGGACCCGGCAGTCCATCCAGGCGTTTCGCATCGTGAAGCCATGGCTTGAGAACAACGTCACCTACAACCAGAACCACGGCATGACGACTTCCGGGAAACTGCTGTGGGATGTGGCCGGGTGTGGGAATGACTCGGTGGCGTGGGGCAGCACCGTCTACACGGCCAGCGACGACTCGCTCGATTCGTGGGCCCGGTACAACGCGAGCGGGTTTTCGGACATCATGAAGAGCACCGGCATGGGGGCGTTTTCGACGCCCGATACTTCGCTCTGCGACCGAATGACGGCTTCCGAGTGCGGCACATTTCGAGAACTGACGTACACGGAGGGCGGTGTTGTTGGCCAGTTGATGCAGGTGATCGAGATAGACGTGTCGGAGTCCTACCGGGATTGGCAGCACGGGCGGCGTCCCAATCGGGGGCACCTCCTTATCTACGCCCCGGAGGTGTCCACCTACGCGCTGTCCTTCTTCGGGACAAGTTGGTCGGACGTGCGACTCAGGCCGACCCTTGTTCTGGCGACCAAGAAGGTGGAGGTCAACCGTGCGAAGATCAGCATGGGCGGCTGGGGCGTGCAGTAGTCTCGCGCTCTTGGCGCTGGCCTTCCTTGTTGCGGAGGCCGGGATACGGCCGTCGAGAACGAGCGTCCCGGCCAAGGTCTTGAACCGGGACCGGATCTACGTTCTGCCGGACGCGCATTGCGGAGCCTTTTTCGGGAGCAATGCCGGAGAAGAGGCTCTCGCCCAGACGATTCTGAACGACCCCTTCGCCAGGGCTCTTGTTCTGAATGCCGACATCCCGACTGGGGAGGGTGCGCACGAAGACGAGGCCTTCAGGATCTTCTTGGACCCTCTGAGAGACGCTGGGATAGAGGTCTACGGAGCGCCGGGGAACCACGATGCAGATCCGGCATCCGATCCGTTGGCCCCTTATGGGTTGGCCCCCTACCAGCACTGCTTCCCCAGCGATTCCGATACGACGGATGCACCCTACAGCCACTTCGCCTCGATCTTCCCGGAGGTGTCTCCGCAGGGTTGGGGTGCCGCGTCGTTTGGAGACGTTCTCCTGGTGTTTCTGAACACCAACGCGGACACGACCAACTCGTCGGGAGACTACATCTACGGGAGCGTGTGCCCGCCGGGATGGTTTTCTCCGTCTTATGGGACCAACTCCGACTACCCCGGGATCTACTACAACAGCAAGCAGAAGGCGTGGCTTTCGTCGCTGCTCCGCCAGTCGCCAGCGCGGCACAAGATCGTCTTCAGCGGACGGTCGTTCTACAACAGCCGCATCGTGTTTGACGGCAGACCCATGATTCGGAATCGCGGTGGGGACCCGCTTTCGCTGGTGTCCGCCTTCGAGCCCTACGCGTCCCATGCGTGGGAGGCTGACCCGCACGCGGCGTTCGTGACGAAGCCCATCAAGGGGGACGCTCTTGTGGTGAGCGGCCCCGGGACGACCTACCTCTCCTGTCACGGGACGGGGCGCGACTCGCTGATGTGGGACCCTCTGGCGAACGACTGGCTGGACATCCCGCCGACGTGGTACGACTGGATAGATGGAACCTACTCGGCGGTGAGCGACGTGGTCTATGCCGTCATGCAGTTCACAGGGGATCGAGTCTGGACGGGGTTCTACTACTCTGACCCCGTGAACCCGGACCCGCTTCTCTACGAGTTCGTGGTCAACCAGGAGCCGGAGCCGGACAACCTCTATGTGACCAAGTTCGGAAACGACAACAATCCGGGGTCCTACTTCTATCCGAAGAGAACGCTGGCTGGCGCTCTGCGAGCCGCGTCTCCCGGGGACACCGTCTTCATAGAGGCTGGCGACTACGTGGAATCCGACACGTCCGGCGTATCGGGGACAGCCGCCAAGCCCATCGTGGTTATCGGGGACCCCGCTGCACTTCTCACGTCTACTACGGGGTACATCAAGTACCAAGAGTTGGCCTACGTTCGGTTTCAGGGGGTGAACTACCGGGGCGCCAGCGTCATGGTTCAAGGTTCCCACCACCTGACGTTCTCCGAATGCACGTTCGAGGGTGGGGCCAGCCTGAAACTGGAAGAGTACAACCCTCACGGCTCTTGGATCTCCACGCACCACGTTGATGTGAACCTGTGCATCGTCGAAGGAGACTACGGACCCAAGGGGTCGGCCTCTCCGAACACGGGTGTCAGTTTCGGAAACGGCACGTACTGCTCCACCCTGACGGGGTGCCAGATATACGGGTGCGATAACGGGGTGGACATCACCTCAGACACCTCTGGGAGCAGCCACCTGACGCGCCAGCACGTCTTGTCGGAGAACCTCATCTACGACAACCCGAACCACGGAATCTACATCGGGCGGTACGCCCGGGGGATCACCTTCAAGAACAACGCCTGCTGGAACAACCAAGAGATGTTCTATCTGGCTGGTGTCGAGACGTGCGCGGTCTACAACAACGTCTTCTATGCCCACGGGGATCATGACAACGGGGCTGGTGTCATCGAGAGGTACAACTCGGGCGGGATAACCCGCACCTCACGCTACGTGACCCTCAGGAACAACATCCTGACGTCGTGCGATTGGTTCTACTCCGTGGACTCCTACGTGGCGGCTGACGCGACCTTCGGCTCGGAATACAACTGCTTCTGGCGCCCGGGGGCCGTGGAGTCCGCCGAAAGCCCCGAGTGCCCCGGATCGCCCACGAACCATTGGTTCCAGTACGGCGGGACAGGGTACGACACCATCGCGGACTACCGCGCCGCGACGGGACATGAGGACCTTGGGAAGAGCGTTGCCCAAGATCCCACGTGGCTCCGTGCCGGCGGTCTATGGAAAGAGTTCTCTTGGGATCTCGATCCGGGGTCCTATCTTGTGGATCACGGAGATCCTGGATTCCCAGTTCCCCCGGGTGGGGGGTCGTGCATTGACATCGGGCCAGAGGAGTATATCT